GTATGAGTCGCTGCGCGCCAAGCTGGGCGCCCGGGCCGGGCAGACGCAGCTCATGGAGCTGTGGCGCGAGCAAGGGATCCAGGAGAAGCTCAAGGCCATCTTTGGCAACGAGCGCGCCTACCGGGAGTTTGCGTCCAGCGTGGCCAAAGAGCGCCAGCTCAAGCAGTTGGAGACGGTGGGCCGCGGCTCGCAGACGGCTACGCGGATGTACGGCGCGGGCGATCTGGACATGCCTGCGGTGCAAGGCGTCGGTCAGGCCGTCACCAGCGCGGCTGCGGGCAATGTGCCGGGCCTTGGGCAGGGCGCGGCCAACGGCTGGAACCGCGTCAAGCTGCCCGAGCCGGCGCGCGACCAGATGGGCCAGATCCTGCTCAGCCGCAACCGCCAGGGCCTGCTGGACCTGGAGGACACCATGCGCCAGGTGGAGGAAAGCCGCCGCCGCCAAGCCGCCAGCTACGGCATCAGCCTGCCGGGCCTGCTCGGTTTCTGACCCTTCCCCTTCACCCCCTCCAAGCCCGCTTGCCGCGGGCTTTTTTACGCCATGACCGACGACGACTTCCGCCGCCTTGAGTCCAAAGTGGACAAGCTGACCGACGCCATCCAACGTCTGATTCTGATTGAGGAACGCCAGTCTTCCCAAGGCGAACGCATCGGCAAGTGCGAAGCCTCCATCGCCGTGCACGACACCTCCATCCACAAAACCGACCGCAAGGTGGACCAGTGGATCAACCGCGGCATCGGCGTGTGGGCGGCTGCGGTGCTGCTGTTCACGCTGGTGCAGTTCGGCTCCAGGTGGGTCAAATGATCGAAGCCCTGTTCTCCTTCCTCGGCGGCTCGGTCTTCCGCATGGTCTGGGGCGAGGTCTCGTCCTGGGTCAACAAGAAGCAGGACCACGCCCACGAGATTGAGCGCCTGCGCCTGCAGGGTGAGCTGGACGACTTGGCGCACCAGCGCATGCAGGCCGCGCTCGCGCTGCAGCACGAGCTGGGCATCCAGATGGTGGCGGCCAAGGCCGAGGCCGATGTGGCCACCGCCGAAGCAGGGGCCTTTGCCAAGGTGATGGAGTCAGCCTTCAAGCCCACCGGCTGGGCGGTGGTGGACATCTGGAACGGCATCATCCGCCCGTCGGCGGCCACCATCGCCCTGGTGCTGTGGTGCCTGAAGCTCGCCTCGCAGAACTGGAAGATGGACGAGTGGGACGTCACCCTGGCCGGCACCGTGCTGGGGTTCTTCTTCGCTGACCGCTCGCTGGGCAAGCGCAACAAATGAGCGCCGTCCAGACCGCGCGGGGGCTGTGCTTGGTGTTTGAGGGCCTGTACCTCAAGCCCTACCTGTGCCCGGCGGCGGTGCCCACCATCGGCGTGGGCAGCACGTTCTACGAGGACGGCACGCGGGTGAGCCTGAAAGATCCGCCCATCAGCAAGGAGCGCGCCCTGGAGCTGCTGGAGCACGAGCTGCTGCAGTGCCTGCCCAGGGTGCAGCGCCTGTGCCCCGGCCTGGCGGACTGGGGCGAGCAGGCCACGGGGGCGGTGCTGGACTTCGCTTTCAACTGCGGCACGGGCGCCCTAGCGGGCAGCACCCTGCGCAAGCGCATCAACGCCGACGACGTGCCTGGGGCGCGGGCGGAGCTGATGAAGTGGGTACGCGGTGGCGGCCGGGTGCTGCCGGGATTGGTCAAACGTCGAGCCGCTGAGGCGGCGTTGTTGGGCGGCTGAATCCTGGTGTAAACGGCGGTGTAAATACAGGTCAGAAACGCCCCGAAAAAGGTGTTTCCCGACAGTCACTTTCCCTCGTACAGCTAGACCGACACCTGGGTTCACACGGCAGGGGTCGCAGGTTCGAACCCTGCACCGCCCACCAAGGAAATCAACCACTTACAGCGGCCCCTCGGGGCCGTTCGTTTTCCTGGTGTAAGACGTCGGTGTAATTTGTGGCCAGCTCACCGAGCTTTTCCAGGGCCTTGCGCTGCGGTGCGGTCATCACGTGCGCATAGCGCTCGGTGGTCTTGATCGACGTGTGGCCCAGGATCTCGCGCACCACGTGCATCTCCACGCCCAGCTGCAGCATCACCGTGGCGCAGCTGTGCCGCAGGTCATGAAAGTGCACCTCGGGCATGCCCGCGCGCTCACGCGCCCGCCGGAAGCCTGACTTCACCCCTTCGAAGTTGATCTGCAGCGGCAGGTGCGCCAGCCAGGGCCGCAGCGCGGGCACGATGGGCACCTCGCGGTAGCGCAGCGTCTTGGTGTTGCCGGCAGGAATGCGCAGGGTGTCCGCCCCGATGTCCTCGCGTTTGATCTTGCAGACCTCGCCTCGGCGGCACCCGGTGAGCATGGCCACCCAGATGGCCACCCTCACCTGCTCGCTCGCGGAATCGGCCAGCGCCCTCACCTGCTCCATGGACAGGTACACCGTGCGCTGGTTGTTCTCGGGCAGGCGCCGCACCAAGCTGCTGTAGTCCACGGGCGTGCGCCCGCGCTGCCAGGCGGTGCCCAGGGCTTTCTTCAGGGTGCCCAGGCTGCGGTTGATGGTGGCGGCGGCGTAGTGCGGCTGCAGGTCTTCTACGATGGCCTGGGCCACCTCGCGGGTCTGAGAGGCGCGCTTGCCTTCCAGCCAGCGCCCAATGCGCCATGCGTGGTGCTTGGCGGTGTCGGGGCTGCGCAAGGTGCTGGCGTGGCGCTCGGTGTAGTCGGCCAGCAGCTCGGCCAGCAGCGGGTCGCCCGGGATGTGGGGCTGACGGACGGCCTTGGTGTGCAGCGCCCGGATCAGCTCTGCCTCAAGACGCTTGGCATCGCTCGCAGTTGCACCTTCCGGGAGGCGGCGGTGAAGGCGTCGACGGCTGACGCAAGCCTCTGCGTGCCAGCGGCCAGCGTCGTCTTTTCTGATCGGCATGATGATCCGGCTTGTTCCTGGGTCCAGGCGATGACGGCGGCCAGCTCAAAGCGCCGGCGGCGGCCCACCAGCATACTCGGGCAACCGTCCAGCACCATGCGCGCGACGGTGCGCTCGCTGGTGCGCAAATGTGCGGCCAACTCGGCCGGCGTGAGCAAGCTGCGCTCAATGGATGCCATGGTGCGCCTCCGTGGCCCGCACCAGCGCCACACCCTTGTGATCGCGGGCCAGGGCGCGGGCCTTGAGCTCGGCCATGCGCTGCTGGCGGCGGTACACGGTGAGAGCTGCAGGTATCTGTACCAGTTGTTGCCGCGCTCCATCTTTCGCCAGGCGGCGGGCAGTTGCGGGTCATTGACGGTGGTGCGCATCTCTTCGGCCTTGCGCTGCAGCTCGGCGATCTGCGACTCCAGAGCGGTGAGGTTCATGCGGTCTCCCTTGCTTTTTGTTCCAGCTCAATGAGCAGGTCGATGAAGTGGCGGGCCTTCTCCAGGTCTGCGATGCCGCCCTTGGCGCGCCAGCGGGTGATGTACTTCACGACGCTGCCCTCGATGAACGGCAGGCCGTTGGCGTGGATGTACTGCACGGGCTGGATGGCCAAGCCCTTGTAGTGGGTGCCGGCGACTTGGGTGGCAAGCGCGCTGGTGGTCATGCTTGCCCCTCCGCTTTGGCTATTGCTGCGCGGGCCTTGTCGGTCATCCCCCTTTCCAAAGTAAGTTCTTTCAAGGCTTCCAGCAGATCAGGCGCGGCGGCGATGAGGCGGGCGTAGTCCTCGGACTTCACAATGGCCAAGGCACCGATACCGGGCTCGATGATGTCGAACGCCTCCGGTTCATAGCGGCTAATCTGATAGCTCCACGGCCCTGGTGTGTGCTTGCTCATGCGTTGCGCTCCTTCAGCGTGGCCTCGATGGCGCGGGCGAACCGCTGTATGTGTGCCTCATCAGCCCAATAGTTCTCCGCTGTGTCGTTCATTAGGTGCATCGTTTCGTCCCTGTCCAGCCCTCGCCACTCGCGGCGGGGTGGGTGGGTGTAAAGAAGCGTCCCAACAGGCAAATCCTTGAGCAGCATTGCTATCTTCATGTCAGGCCTCTGTCCGAGGTATTGCCCGTCCCAAGACAGATGAGCACCCGACACATCCATTGCCACCGTCGCCACCGGCTCTTGCTCCGGCTGCTCCAGCGCGGCCTCAATTTCCTGATTCGCATCTGTCAGGCGTTGCAGCGCATCCTCTGTTAGCGCGGCGCGGAGGGCGGTGATAGTCGGTTGGAGTGCTGGCCAATGTGGAACCCCACTACATGACTCCAACGCCTCCAGCGCCTGCTGGACGGCCTCACGCAACGCGCTCATACCCGCCCCAACTGCCACACGCTATTCGGCCCCTTGGCCGGCTTGGGCTCGGCCTTTGGTGGCTTGGGTGGCGCGGCGTACTTGATGGGCGGCGTGGGCGCGTCCTGCGTCTGGTACAGGCCGGGAAACGCCTGCTTGCCAAAGGGCCGGGTGCCGTCTTGCAGGATGTTGCGGATGTGGCCCGACTTGACCAGGTTCTGCAGCGCGTAGATGGCGCGCTTGGGCTCTGCAGCAAACTCGGCGCGGATCTCGCTGGAGGTGCGCGGCTGGCGGCAGAACTCAAGCACCCGGGCGGCTCGCTCCATGACGTACCTCATGCCGCCTCCTTCACAAACACGCCGTCAGCCCGCAGGGTGCCGCGCCGGTCCTTGATCTGCTCGTAGGCGGCCTCCAGGCAGCGCGTCAGGTCCACATCGGCCAGCGCCGCGCCGATCACCAGCGTCACCAGCACGTCGCCGTAGGCGTCCACCATCTCGGCGTGGTCACCGCGGTGCAGCGCCGACAGCAGCTCGCCCAGCTCCTCATGCGTCTTGATGGCTTGCGCCAGGGGCGTGCTGTTGGGGACGATGCGGCGGTCTTCCGCCCAGCGCAGCACCTTCATCTCGTACTCGGTCCAGCTCATACGGCCTCCATCTCCACCCGCGACGGGCAGCGTTCGTCTTCAATCACCCACACCCCCAGCCACACCTGGCGCATGGCTTCTGGGTGCACCGGGCTGTTGCGCTCGTTGCGGGCGCAGGTTTCGCACTCCAGCCGGCAGGGGTTGCCGGCGCAGCGGGCAAAGTCCTGGGAGCGGTAGGGGGTCATCTCGGCCCTCCCACATCTGCCCAGTGCGTCACGCCATCGACGATGCCGCCGCTGGCCGCATCGAACCAGGCGCCGGCTTCGTCGTCCCACCAGCCCGAGAACCACTCCCGGGTGTCGCGCCAGCACAGCACGCTGATGTCCGCGTCGGGCTTGGTGGCCGCGGGGGTCCAGTTCAAGGTTTCGGTCATTGCTGCGCCTCCCAGGCCTGGATGAAGTCAATCAGCTCGGCCATCTCGGCCTTGCTCAGCCGGCTGGTGCGCTGAAACACCACGTCCACGCCGTGGCCGTCCAGGGCGGGCACCACCACCAGTTGGTCGCCGCGGGTGCGCATCCACGCGGCCGTGAGCAGGCGCTTCCAGACCTCGGCCTCCCACTTCCTGCCGGCCCACTCGCGCCGGCTGGCGATGTCGGCCAGGGTGGCGTGCAGCAGCGCGTTCTGGCTGTTGTTGCGCCGCTCCTCCTCCACGCTCAGCGTGATGCGCTGGCCCTGCAGCAAACGGGGCTTGAGCCATCCCCACAGGCGCTGCAGCGTGACGTGGGCTTCCTGCGGGTTGTGCAGGGTGGTGGTGTGGGTCATGCCGCCTCCAGGTTGCGGATGGTTTCGTTCAGCGCGTCCAGCTCATCCAGCTTGCGCACCGCCCAGGCGCGCTTCTGGCCGTGCCAGCCCATCACGGGGCCGCGGTGGCAGCTCTCGCACAGGGCCACCGCGGTGAACTGCAGGCCCTGCTTGATGTGGTGCGCCTCGCTCGGGCCCGGGGCGCCGCACACACTGCACGGCAGCTCCTTGACCCGCGCCAGGTGGGCGCGCTCGCGGGGGGTGAGCCGGTTGTGCATGGCTACTTGATGGTCAGGCGGTCTTTGCGCACGATGTGGGCGCCTTCGACAGGCTCTCCGCGCAGGATGGCCTCCTTGATCAGCGTTTTGGACGGCTCCGGCGGCTTTGGCTTGGCACACAGCTCGGCAGGAAACTGAGCGCCCTCCTCCAGCACCACGGACTCATCGCGGTCGGGGTACAGCTTGGCGCTGAAGGTGCCGTCAACCGCCTTGATTTCCTCGGTGCCGCTGGCCCGCATGTTGATCATCAGATACGCCTTCAGGCTGGCGATGCGGTTCTCGGCGCTCTTGCGCTTGGCCGCCAAGTCCGCCTCGGCGGCCTTCAGCATGGTGATGGCCGCTTCCTGGTTCTTGCAATAGGCCACCACGGCCCGTTGCTTGTCGGCCAGCACGGTCACCGCTTGCTCAAAGCCCTCGGTGTTGATCTCGCCCGTGTCTGGGTCAACGAAGCGCTCCAGCTTGGCCAGCTCGGCGGCGTGGTACAGCGTGATGTTCATGGTGCACCTCAGAATGGGATGTCGTCCTCGACCGGCTCTTGGCGGGCCGGCGAGCGCGCCTGCCAGGCCTCGTCCTTGGCCTTGGCGGGCTTGGGCGCGGTCTTTTGTGCGGCCTCAAGCACGGCGGCGTTGAAAGCCTCGCTGCACCACACGTGGTTCCAGTACTTGCCGGAGTCCATCTTCTTGGCCGGCCAGGAGATAAACGGGCCGTTCTTGCCCTCCACGATGCGCGCGCCCTTGATGGTGATGAACGGCTCCACGACTTCCTTGCTGGACAGGGCGACGTTGAACTGGTCGCGGATGTGTTCGATGGTGATCTTCATGCTGCTTCTTTCTCTTGGTTGGGGTTGTTGGCCTTGATCGTTGCGCGCAACTTGCTCTCGGTCTTCAGCAGGCTCCAGAGGTAGACCCGCTGGTCGTTGTTCTCAAAGGTG